CATAGCCAGCCGCCAGAGAAGCCGCAGCCGTGAAGATGACCGATGACGCTGAGAGCGTAACCGCTCCTGCCGCCACAGCTCCCGCGGCCCCAGCAGCACCTGCCCCTCCTGCCGCTGCTCCCCCTCCGCCAGCGAGCATTCCGGGGAGCAGCTTCCACAGCAGCATTCCGATGCCGCCCGTGATCAGCGGATTCATCCCCGTCTTAGCCCCCGTGAACGCGCCGATCGCCGCACCGGGTCCACCGAAGATTCCAGCGATCACCGTCGTGAGCGCAGCGCCGAAGGTGCTCTTGAAGAACCCCTCCCAATCGAAATCCTTGAACGCCGACGTGAAGCCGTCGAGCATCGCCCGACCGAACTGCGAAGGGAGCGAATCCGAAATGTCCCCGCCGTCCAGACCAGCCAGACCCCTCAGCCCGCCAGCGATGATATCCCCGAACTTCTTCGCGACCCCCTCGATCTTCTCCTTGCCGCCGCCGTCGAACCACGCCTTCAGGTTCGCCATCGCATCGGTCCACGCCCGCTTCATCGTGTAGGTCAACCGCTCGCCGGGGCTTGCGTTGTCCCAATACTGCTGAGCAGCAATCTTCATCTGAGACTCGGCCTCGGAGTCAGGGACACCCGCCAGCCATGCGTCATTCTCAAACAGCCCGCCCTCCCGAGCGAAGTCCTGCTGGATGTTCCCGTACCAGTCGATCATCGAATTGCCGATCGTCGTGAGCGCCGGAAGCACGAGTCCCCCAACGTCCAGCCCGATCACCGAGATCATCGACTTGAACTTGTCCATAGCGAGAGCGCCGGACTTCTCCATCTCCTCCAGCGCACGCTGCGTAGACCCAGCCCGCTGACCCATGAAGTCCATGTTCTCGGCGTAGAGAGCCATTCCGGGTCCGGACACGGCGAGGATCGCCTTCAGAGCACGGATGTTCGGGAACAGAGCCGCCAGAGCCTCAACACTCGATCCAGTCTTCTCAGCGAGGAACGCCATCGCATCGCCGCCGCTGTCCTCGATATCAGCCGCAGCCTCCAGCACCGCCTGCGACACGCCGGGAACCTTCTCCGTGAGCTTCTGCAACGTCTGGAACAGACCATTCTTCGCCAGACCCTCGGCGGACCACCAGTCCTTCCAGTCCTTGCCGAACAGCTCCTCGGCAGCCTTCGCCGTCTGAGGAGTCGTCTTGCCGATCTGCAGCATCGCCTGCCGCACACCGACGATCGCCTCATCGAGCGACTGACCACGAATCGTCGCCGTCGAGAGGAAGCCCATCATATCGTCCAGACTCACACCGAAGGCAGCCGCCGTCGAAGGCAGCGCACCCATCTTGTTGGCGAGGTCATCGAACGTGAACATGCCTCGGTTCACCGCCATGAAGTACGTGTCCATCACGTCCGTTGACTTCTCAGCCACCTGAGCGTTCGTCTCGCCCTCCTTGCGATACGCCTGCAGCGTCTTCGTGAGGAGTCCCGTCGTCGTGTTCGTATCGGACAGACCAGCGAGCGCGCCCTTAGCCGCCGTCTCCAGAACCTTCATGCCTGACTCACCGTCGAAGGTTGCCGACACGACCTGATACATACCAGCTGCGAGGTCTTCCGGAGCCTGCCCGAGATTCACCGCCTTGCGTCGGATCGCACCGTCCATCCGCTTGAAGTTCTTCTCGATCTCTGGCTGTGACATTCCAGCGCCAGCCATCAGAGACGTGACGTTGCGCAGAGCACGCTCGTACTTCAGCGCCGACCTGACCATGCTCGTCGCCATGATCGTCGCCGTGAGCTGAAAGCCGATGAGCATGAACTTCGCCCGCCTCGTGAGCGTGCGCATTGCCCGCCCGAGACGATCGAAGCCGCGGTCCATGATGCGCATGGCGCGGCCCGTCATCCGTGAAGTCGTCTGCCAAGCCTTGCCGTACTTGGAGACGGACTGAGCAGCCTTGTTCAGCTTCGCAGACGCCCTGTCGTCTACGCCAACTCTGGTCTTGATCTCATTCGCCATGTACGTCCTCTACGTCGAAAGGGTCCAGATACCCGACGATCTCTCGCCCTGTGGTATCTGAACCCTTCGGTTCGCGGTGACCAGTCCCGCCACGCCCCTACGAGGAGCGTTGCTCGTTCTCCCACAGCATAGCCGCATACATGAACGTCCGCTCACGCCTTGGCAGCTCCAGAAGCTCTCGGGGCGTCATCCTGAACTTGATCACAGCTGCTGCCAGCATCTGTGCGTTCGGGAACGCCCTGATCAGTTTCCCGCTACTTCCAACTCATCATCGAAGCCGGAGATCGTGAGAATCCGTTCTGCCAGAAGGTCGATCTCACCGATCAGCAGAGCACGCTCGACCAGAATCTCCGGATCGTTCGTGCCGTACTTCTTGGCGAGCTGATCGAACTGCTGCTTGCCGTTCTTCGGGTGGAATGCCGGGTTGACCGTGAACCCTGCGACCGTGAGCTTGCTGAGCCTGCGCCCGTCCAGCTCCTTGGTCCGGCCCCCACCGCGCCTGTTCTTGACGTACAGCGTGCAACGATCCACGAGCTGTTCGTACTCTTTGTCGTCCGTGATGGCCTGAACCGTGACCTTGATACCCAGCCTCGCCAGATGCACGTCCTCGGTTGGTGGCTTGGAGGTGTCTACCGCCAAGAATGCCGAGAGCGGATCGAGTCCTTCCCCGATGCCGAGCGATTCGCGCACCTCCTCTGCAGGAGATGCCTCCTCGTCAACCTCCACGACCTCGGCTTCTGACCCCCGCTCTTGTGCGAGTGCCTCCGCCACCGTCAGTCCTTCGTAATTCTCTGCCATGTGCTCAGTCCTCCCGTGCTGTCGCTCTCACCGTTGTCGTCCTCTACGCCAAGGGCGCGTAGCGGTTCTGATTCACTGACGGATCGCCCGTGATCTCATCAGGGAAGTCGATATCCTCAAACGTGAACGGAATCTCCTCCTCGATGATCTCACCAACGCGCCAGCCGCCGTTGATCTCCCAGAACTTCACGCCCTTCAGAAGAACGCGCTCTGTCCCGAGGGAATCCGGATCGTCCAGCTTCACCATGAGCTGACCAACGAACTGCAGCTGGCGATCGTCCCGCATCAGCTCGGACACGCGCTTGATGAAAGCCGTCGTGACCTTGAACTGACGAAGTGTTCCCTCGCCTGCCGTGCTCGTGGCCTTGTAGCCCTTCCTACGGGTTCCGCTCATCATGATTTCCTGACGATCGATCGTGATGCGGAAGGTAACCTCCTGCACATTCACGAGCCAGTCGCCGTTCTCATCGCGGACTTCCCCGAAGGAGCCGTTGATGGTGTGCTCAGGGATCATGCCCTGTTGTGCTGCCATGCTTTATCTCCTTCCTACGCGGCGCTCACGTAGACCGTCGTGAAGACCTGCTCGATGGAATCGAGTGGCGTCACGCCGACCTTGACGAACACCTGATCGGGTGCCGGAGACTGCGAATCATCGACCACCACGACAGCTCCGGGCTTGATCGCCCTCGCCTGTACCAGCTGATCCAAGAACGCCTGACCTGCTCCGAGCAGCGACTTGATGCCGTCGCTGTCGTTGGTCACGCCTCCGATGTATGCCTTGAAGCCCGCGTCCAGACCCTCGATCACAGCGTCCAAAGTCCGGATGGTCCGAATCTTCGTGAAGCTCTGATCCTTGTCAGGGTCCGTGTCGTAGCTCGTGAACGTGTTGATGCCCTTCTCGACACGAACGGTATTCCCGTCCGCAGAGAGCACGCACACGCCCGCTTCCAGCGACAGCCCGATCTCGGCTGACGTGAGCGCAGTTTCCACGTTGCTGCCACCAGTGATCTCCGCGAAGGTGATCGACTTGGTGAAGCCCTTGGATGCGATCAAGCCAGCGACACGAGCCGCTGCTTCCTGTCCTGTGTAGTCCACGCCGTCCTCATCGGTGAAGCCGGGCGATACGTACACGTTGCTGATTGAGTCGAACGCCGCAGCACGAGTCCGTGATGTCGAAGCCGTCTCTGCAGCTGCGCCGCCGTGAACGACCACGAACAGCTGACCGGCTGAACGCCGACCGTCCGCCCATGCTCCGGCAGCATCCTGATTCGCCGTCGTCGTGTCGTCGTCCTGCACGTACACGTCGAAGTTCTCGTTCTCAGCGAGACCCTGCGCCGCGGTGTAGTCGCCTGCGACCACCGTACCGCCAGAGTCCCCGCCCGAGAGCGGAGCGTCAGCAACATCCACGAGAATCCTGTCCGCCGCGCCGTTGACGGCTGCGAACACGTACTCGCTCGTGTTGTTGATGACAGATGCGAAGCTGTCGTTCTCACCATCTGCGCTGTAGAAGCTCTCCAGCAACGTGCCGGACTCCTTCAGCTCGATGGTCTTGCCTGTGACGGGGTGATCTGCCACCGTGAGGGTGAAGTTGTTCGCCCTCGCTCCGTCGTACAGCGCTGTCACGTCGAGCGCAGCAGCCGCAACGGTGTCATTCAGCGTTGCCGAAGCATCGGCTGAAGATGACCCTGCGATCCTGTGCGCCAGAACTGTCCCCGCACCTCCACGGAGAGCCTGCTTGATCAACTTCGTGATCGACAGACCCGTACCGTAGACGCGCTCAG